TCTTCCACAAGATCGTTATGTTAAAAAAGATAAACCCAAAAGTACAAAAGAACAATTTGAGTGGTTTAAAGAAAAAGTCAAACAAGCTGGGGTTAAAATATAACCCCTTTTTTTTTAGTATTTTTGTACTATGCAAGAAGAGAAACTCAAAATTAATATAATAGGCGATGCAAGTCAGTTAAATAAGGCATTAACTACTGCATCTGGAAGGTTACAAACTTTTGGTAACAAAGTATCAGGCATTGGTAAAAAATTATCTATTGGACTTTCATTACCTCTCGGAATTGCTGGCGGAGCTGCTATTAAAATGGCATCTGATTTTAATGAATCATTAAATAAAGTTGATGTTGCTTTTGGAAAAAGTTCTGGTACTGTTAAAGATTTTGCAAAAAATACTTTAGAAACATTTGGTATAGCTGAAGGATCTGCTCTTGATATGGCTGCTTTGTTTGGGGATATGGCAACCTCAATGGGACTATCAACCGATCAAGCTGCTAAAATGTCAACTCAGTTGGTAGGTTTAGCTGGCGATCTTGCTTCATTTAAAAATATAAATATAGATCAAGCGACAACTGCTTTGGCTGCTGTGTTTACTGGAGAAACAGAATCTTTAAAAAGATTAGGAGTTGTAATGACTGAAGCGAATTTGCAACAATTTGCTTTAAATCAAGGTATTAAAACACAAATTAAAGATATGACACAAGCTGAAAAAGTTGTGTTGAGATATCAATTTGTGATGAAAGCAACTTCTAATGCGCATGGAGATTTTTCCAGAACTTCTGATGGCGCTGCAAACCAAATGAGAATATTCCAAGAATCATTAAAACAATTAGGAGCATCATTTGGGCAAGTTATTTTACCATTATTTACAGATTTAGTAAAATATGCTAATGATATAATTAAAAGTTTTGGAAATTTAGATCCTACAACTAAAAAAGTTGTTTTGGCATTTGCAGGTTTAGCTGCTATTGCAGGACCACTTTTATATTTAGCAGGAACTGTAATTCCAGCTTTAGTTACTGCATTTGCTGGATTAACATTAGTATCTGGAGGTACTGTTTTAGCTATTGGCGCATTAGTAGCTGCATTAGGTGCAACAATTAAATATCAAGCATTAAAAAGTACTGTAAATGATTTAAATACTGAATTAACTTCTTTACAAAATATATTAGGTACAGTTAAAGATGAACAAGATGGAACTGTTGAATCAATTTTAAAATTACGTCAAGCAGAAAAAAAACTTATTGAAAAAAAATTAGAAATAGCCAAAGCAAATCGTGATTTAAAACAAGGCGCTATTGCTGAATTATTTGGTATTGAAAATGATGAAGTAAAAGCACTTAATTCAGAAATAGAAAAACACGAAAAAACTATTTCTAATTATGATACAGCAATTAAAGGTCTTGAAAATAGTTTAAGTAATATTAGCAAAACTACTGGTGGAGTTAAAAAATCATTAGAACAATTAAGAAAAGAAGAACTTGAAAAATTACAAATTAAATGGGCTTTAGATGAAGAAGCAAAAGCATTTAATAAAGAATGGAATGAAACTATAGGAGCAGAAATTGGTGGATTATCAATGTCTGTAAATGAAGCATTTCAAGATCCTATTTCTGAAATTTTTGATCCTAATAGTGTTCTTGTTTTGAGTTCTACTTTTGATGATGTCGCAGAATCTTTTGATGCATTTATAGAAAATTATAATGAAAAAACTGCTAAAGCTACTGAATTAACTAATTATTGGGCAGGAACTATAGGAGGAATTTTAATGGATTCATTTATGGCTTTAGCTGAAGGACAAGATTTCTTTAAAACATTAATTGATGGATTGAAAAAATTAATAATAAAACTTGCCGCTGCTGCTGCTGCTGCTTTAATATTAAATGCGTTATTACCAGGAATTGGAGCTGGTGGTGCTGCTGCTGGAGGCGTTGCTGGTTTTAAAACATTATTTTCAGGTTTAGCTGGAATCCCAGAATTTGCAAATGGAGGTATTGTATCTGGGCCAACTTTAGGTTTAATGGGTGAATATGCTGGAGCAAAATCAAATCCAGAAGTTATTGCTCCTTTAGATAAATTAAATGCAATGATGGGAGGAGGATCTCAAAATGTAACAGTAGGTGGAGAATTTAGGATACAAGGTCAAGATTTAGTAGTCGCTTTACAGCGTGCTGAAAGAAACCGAAGCAGAATTATCTAATGGCATACGGATTAAAATACGAATTGTTTTTTTCTGATATAGAAAAGAAACCCTTTAAAATAGAAATATATCAAAAGGATTTTGTTATTGATCCATTTGGATTAGGAACACAACCGACACAAATTATAGGAACGGATCAACCTTGTTTAATTCAATGGGATGCTGAAGATAATATTTATTCACCCATTATAGGTTCAAGATGTACTCTTAATTTTTTTGTTACAGATACAACAATTTATGATGATTTCTATAAAGCTGATGAACGAGAATATAAAGTCAAGATTTTAGAATATACATCTTTTGGAAAAGATTATGATGATGAAGATTTGCCTTGGAATTTAATTGATCAAAATTGGGATGGTAAAATTGGTTCAGCTGTATTTTATAATCCTATTTGGGAGGGTTTTATAGTAACGGATCGTTATCAAGAGGCAGTTATAACAACTCCATATCCAATTACATTAGAAGCGATTGATGGATTAGGTACTTTAGATTCTTTTGATGTTCCATATTCTATTGGAGATACAGATACAACTGAAAATTTATTTTATTATTTAAAAGAAATTCTAAAATTAACTGGTCACGAATTTGATATTTATATAGCAAATGACATTAGAATAGAAAATGGAGCCGCCAATGATACTATTTTTCATGATATAGTTGTAGATAAATATGCTTTTTCTAATGATAATTTAACTTTTAAAAATGCTAAAGAATCTTTAGAACAAATTTTAAGAATTACAAATAGTAGAATATTTCAATCGTTTGCAAAATGGTATATAATAAATAATTCTTCTTTGATTGACAATCGTATTACTTCTGATGATGAAATTAATGAACTTGAAGAGGTAGCAAGTGGAGGTGATACAAGTACAGAACCAACTGAAGTAAGTGTTAATCCTCCAGGAGAGCAAGTTTATACAACGCCAACTGTTGCTATTCAAGGTGCGTCTGAAATGGTTGAAAGAAATATTTATTCTTTAATTGCACAACTTGGAGGATCTCAAGCTGTTACTTTAGTTTGGCAAGAAGATGGAATAACAGTTTTAACGCAAAATGTAGAAAATGATGCAAATTTTGGAACTTTGGCATTAGGCGAAGTAGCACTACAAGATGATGGAGTTGTTTATACTGTTATTGTTTATGATGCTGATGGCGATAGTGATTCAGATACTTTTACTTTAAATGTAATAGAAAGAACTGTAGATCCACCTGAACCAGAAGAAATACCAACAAATTATGTATTACGTTTAAATATTACAGATTCTGTTACAAATGGATATATTTCTCAAACAAGAGTTGAGAGAAATTACACACCTCAAGAAGTAGGTGATAGTTTTTCATTGTCTTTTATTGTAACATCATTAACTGGAGAATTTACAAGTGCTTCACAAATTACTGAATTAACTACAACTTATGGTTCAATAATTAAGTCACTTCAAGGTGATTATATAAGAATAACAGTTACTGGAACGCTACCAGATGGAGGACATATAGGGAGTATTTATGTTAAAGGCGCTGCTGATGTTCAACAATTTACACATACGTTCACTACTTCAGATAGTGTAACAAATGGAACAGTTGTAGAAAGTACTGTAACAGCAACAGGAGGTAGTGGAAAATCATATACAAAAACAATAGATGTAAATGCAAATAGTGGGTATCAATGGAATGGAGTTGGTAATATTACAGTTATATCTTCAAGTGTTATTTATGATTCATTAACAGTTAGTAAAATATCAGATACAACTTTAAGAATTACAATATCTGGAACTATTGGAGTGAATGATAAAAGTGCAACAATAACAGTTAGTGGTACAGCTATTTCAGCAAATAATGCTACAACTATTTCTGTATCACCAACAGGCACAATAGATATCAGTAGTGATAATGGCTATTTTGATTTATATACAACAGCAAATGGTAATTTTTATGTAACTACTGCAAGAACTTGGGTTAGATTTAATACGACTGAAGGTACAGCTTCAACAAGTTTTATTAGAATATATTTTGATGCAAATACAGGAACAAGAAATAGAAAAGCACAAGTTAATTTTTATGAAGCAACAACAAATAACTTATTAACTTCGGTATTACTTAATCAAGATGGTATAGCATAATGGGACAAATAAGAACATATCAAACCGATTATTTACGACAAGGCACAGAGCAAATTAGTTATAAGCGTTTTACTTATGATGGTACATATCAAGAAACTATTGATGCTAATGTTTTAATTAATTGTCCAGAGGATGTAGTACCATTAAATCGTAGTTTACAAAAATTATATGAAAAGCCACTAAAAGAAGTTAATTTTTCTACTGATTTGACTTATGTATATTTCAAAAATGAAAATGCTCAATTTTTATATGATAATCGCCATTGGATTTTAGGAAGTACAGAGAGTTTAGGATTAGGCGATAATGAAATTATTTCACACGATGATCAGGATGTTAAATCTGTAAGTGGTAATAAATACTTTAAAAGTACTTTTCCAGTAGATGAAACATATCAATTATCGGATAATAAAATGATTAGAAATGATCATCAATATTGTCTATTAAAACCAAATGTACCTTATAAATTTCATTTTGGATATTATGTAGATGGTACAGAAGGAAATAATTATAATTTTAATGTTAGATTTTTTGTTCAAGAAACTTATAATGCAGATATTCTTGCTGCTGGAACCAAATATTATCATTTTGAAAATGAAGAATGGGTTGATACATCTGCTTTGATAGGCGGATCTGGAGCAAGAGTATCTACTGCAATAACAAATAACTGGGCAACACACGAATTAGATATAAAACCTTATGAGCCAAGTGCTTCAACTGTATCTCAAGTTTATGTAGGAGTTATTATATTTTATCCAAGTAAAGATGGGCATAGTGAAGCTGGAGGATATACTGCTCTTTATTTAGATAATTTAGGTATAGGACAATCAGTAGATGCTACATTTAAAAAGATTGTAGCACAAAGAAAACAATTAAGTTTTGCTGGAACATTTACTGGGATCTATGAATCAAATAATAACTTTTTATCAAATCAAGCTAAATCAACTGAATTTTATATTGGAAAAATACCTGGAAATTTTGAACGCCCAAGAGATTCTGTTGTAAAAACTATTGAGCAAATAATTACTCAAGAAATAATTAATGACAGTAGAAATTATATGACAAAATATGAAGGTATTTTTAGAAATCGTGGTGATATTAATTTAGGACTTCATAATAAAATTTGGATTGACTTTGGTATTGATACGCTACAAGAACCAGTAAGTTGTTACATTGATGCGATGAAATTTGATGTTAAAGCATCACAATATGATATTCGTATGCACATACCAAATCAAGATGATGATGTATTAACAACCTATAAAGTAGTAGCAAAATAGAATAAACAATTCCCTTTGTTTGCTGATCCCCATGATAGTTTTAAACTTAATTGGGGATTTTTTTAAAAAATAATTACAAAAAAATTTGGAGTTTCCGCAAAAACTTGTAATTTAGCAGAGTCAAACAATAACAAATAGAAATTATGAAAAATCAAATTAAAAAATTACAATCTCAAATAGATGAATTATGGGGAAATGCTGAATATGCAGTTGACTTAGATTTAATCAATGCACTTGAGAATGAGATTTACAGAATTACTTCTGTAAGTAATAATCAATAATAAACCTGGGAGGGGGAACCCTCCCTTTATTTTTTAAATATGAATCAATTTGAACTCGAATTTATCAATGATTTAAAGCGCCTAGGATTAAGGAGATTAGATGTAGCTAATAAACTTGGCTATTCTTATGATACGTTAAAACGTAAACTACAATATCCAGGTCGTTTTACAGTCACTGATATTCAAAAATTAAAAGAATTAAATTTCAAACTATCAAAATTAAAATTATGAATAAAAAATCAGTATTCGAAACGCTTTCTGCTGTAGATGTAAGCAGTAAAGTAGAAAAAAAAGGCACATTGTCTTATTTACCCTGGGCATGGGCTTGGGGTGAGGTAGCTAAACGCTATCCAACAGCTAGTTATAGCTATTATCGTGATCAACAAACTAATTTACCAGCATCAATAATTGATGGAGTTGGCGGATTTTGTTATACAGAAGTTACTATTGAAGGTTTATCGCATCCTATGTGGCTACCTATATTGGACCATAGAAACAAACCTCTTATTAAACCAAATGTATTTGATATTAATACAACGCTAATGCGCTGTTTGACAAAGAATCTTGCAATGCATGGCTTAGGTCATTATATATACGCTGGAGAAGATTTACCACAAAAACCAATACTTAGTGAATCAGAGCTACAAGCTGTATTAAAAGGAACTATAGAAAATGCGAGAACTGTACTCACCTCGTATGAAGTAAGTGAAGAGTACAAAAGTATAATAACAAATAAATTTAAAAATTAAAATTATGAGTCAAACAAAAGTATTTGCTGATGGATTCAGCTTTAAACGTAGAGCAGGCGCTCCAGATTTTGTTGTAGGCAATCTTAATGTTAAAGAAGATGAAGCTATTGCATTTATTAAGAAATATGCAAAAAATGGCTGGGTAAATCTTGATATTTTGATTGGTAAAACTGGTAAACATTATGTAGAATTAAATCAGTGGGAACCAGAAACTAACAATACACAAACAGTAAAACAAGTTAATCCTGTAGCTCAGGATGATGATTTACCTTTTTAATTTATATTAACCAGGGCAGCTCGAAAGGGTTGCCCTTAATATTAACAACTATGAAATACAATATATCAACTATTAACACTTTAAACTTTAAGAATAAAGAATTTATATTAGAATCAACTTTTGATTATAATCGTTTTAGATTTTTAAAAGGAAATAGACAATTAAATAAATCTAATTTATTAAAAATAGAATTGTCAATAAAAAAATATGGTTTATTGCAACCAATTATAGTTACTTCAAGAGGTTATATAATGGATGGACAGCATCGCTTTGAAGTGCTAAAAAAATTAAATAAACAAATACATTATATAATTTCAAAAAGCGCTGATCGATTTATGGTATTAGAATCAAATAATTCAAGAAGAGGTTGGTCTTTAATGGATTATATTAATTTTTATTCTAATGAAAATAATTTTAATTATGTAACATTAAAAACAATTATAGAAAAATGGTCAGATATCGCATCATTATCAAGTATTATTTCAAGTTACAGTAAAGTATCTGATGCCCATACAATTAAAACTGGAAATTATAAAATTGATGTTTCTTTTGGCAATTCGATTATGAGTGATTGTTTATTAATGAAAGAAGTTACAGATGTTAGTTTTCATGCTAAATTTATTATTGCTATTAGAAAAATTAAATTAGAAAATAAAAATTTTCAAATAAAACAACTTATTAAGAATGCTAAAAGAAAAAAAATAAGAGTTTACACAAACTTTACAGATACTTATGATAATATTATTGAAGTATATAATTACAATTTAAGTGAAAAAAATAGAATATAATAATAAGTTATGGAAGATTTTACACAAGCGGATCTATACGACAACACTCCAGAGGATGACAAAAAATTTATGGAGGAGCGCATTATAGCGTTATTAGAATATTTAGCTAATAGCAGAAATGAAATAACCATGCTTAAAGGTAAAATTCTACATTTAAAAAGTGAACTAAACAAACTAGAAGAAATATTAGCAAATAATGGAATTAATAAAGAAACAGGATACTAATCAAGAGTATCACTCAAGTGATGCTATTTCAGCATCTGGATTAAAAATAATCTATAAAAAATCAGTATATCATTATTTAAATCAAAGATATGATGAAACATCATCAATGGCTCTTGGCACAGCAGTACATACTATTATGCTTGAGGGAAAAGATAAATTTAATGAGCAATATTATTTAATGCCTAAACTAGATGCAAGAACTACAGAAGGTAAACAATTAAAAGCAAAGCATGAAAAACTTGCTGGGGATCGCAAATTATTAAGGGATAACGAGATGGACATCATTTCTGGTATTATGGCAAATTTTGAGAAACATAATTTAGCTAAAAAATATTGCACAGGCACTGTTGAGCTTTCGCATTATGGAAAATTTAATAATATTCCTATAAGAGTAAGACCAGATGTTTTTGGTAATGATTGGATTGCTGATGTAAAAACTTGTCAAGATAATTCGCCAGTTTCATTTAGAAGAGATATTTATAAATATGCCTATCATTTACAAGCTGTATTTTATTCTTTGGTATTGGGATTTCCTCCAGAGAATTTCAGATTTATTGCAGTAGAAACAAATTATCCTTTTAGTATTGAAGTATATGCTTTGTCTGATGAAATAATTGAACATGGTAAACAGGCGTGTCAAAAAGCATTAGATGATTGGCGATTCTATTTGACAACAAAAATAGAAAAAGGTTATACAGCTGCTGGTTATATGGATGATGGCGCTTTAATTTTATAGCTATGGAATTACAAATTATAAAAACAGTAGTGGAGAATTATTTTGGTTATCAATTAAATCAAAAATCAAGGATGCGCCATATTGTAGATGCTCGTAGAATTTATTACAGATTATGTAGAGAATTTACTAATAGAAGTTTATTTGTTATTGGAAAAACAATGGACAGAGATCATGCTACAGCGCTTCATGGCGTTAGATCTTGCATTGATTTATGTAGAACAGATAAGGATTTTAACAATAAATATCTAATTTTGTTTAAAAAGGTACAGGATATGCGCTTAAATAATTGGACATTAAAGCGTTATGAATTACCTAAAACAATACATCCAGGCAGATTTATATATGGCAGTAAAAAATCCATTCGAGAAATATTTAACAAAAGAAGATAAATTACAAAATTCTGTAATGAATTACATACAAATGCAATATCCAGGAACTTTTGCTATTCATGTGCCAAATGAAGGTAAAAGAACTCCATTTGAACGTTACAAGTTTAAATACTTGGGTGGAGTTTCTGGAGTGCCTGATATTTTAGTTTTTAAATCAAAAGGTAATTTAAGCGGTTTAGCGCTCGAATTAAAAGTTGGATATAATAAACCAACAGAAAATCAATTAAGTTGCTTAGAACGCCTTAAAAATGCTTCCTGGGATGCAAAGTGGTGTAATTCTTTTGACACTGCTAAAGAAATAATTGATAATTACATGAACAATGGCTGAATTTAGAAATGTTTATTGGAACGAAATAGATCAAAGAATGTGGCGCACAAATACAACTCGTGATGATATATCTATACGCTACGAATATATAGGAATGATGACTGAGGCAGAATATGATTTACTGATCGAAGTTTTATGGGAAATATTTGATGACTCTAAAATAACTTTAGAAGAGTTTCAGATGATATTTGGCGACATTAGATCCTTTTGTGACCGACTAAAGAAATTAGTGGAAGAAAGTTAGTAAACTATGAAACCAAACTACTATGCAATAATACCAGCTCAGGTTAGGTATAATAACGAACTGTCGCCTAATGCGAAGCTGCTTTTTGGTGAAATTACAGCTTTAAGTGGCAAAGAAGGCAAGTGCTGGGCGCAAAACAAATACTTTGCTGAATTATACAATGTAGATGTTAAAACTATTTCAAGGTGGATCAAACAGCTTCATGAATTAGGGTTTATAAAAGTAGCTATTGAGTATGATAAAAAGACAAAACAAGTAACTAAAAGAAGTATAAATATTGTAGTAAAATACCCTATGGACAAAAATGTCCAGGGGGGACAAAATTGTGGGGGGGGTGGGGACAAAAATGTCCAGGATAATATATATAGTAATATATATTCTAATAATAATATAAATAATAATATAGTCACAACTAAAAAACAAAGAAAAAAAGTATCTGATTTTGAGGATAAGTATCAAAATGCTTATGAGCATATTGTGGAATTATTTGATGAAAATCTTAGACCAAAAACTACTGATGAAAAAATAAAATGGCTTGATGTAATTCGCCTGTGTGATTTAAAAGATGATGTTAATCCTAGACAATTATGGTTTTTGATTAATCAAGCTAATAAAGATCCATTTTGGAAAACAATACCTACCTCGTTATCTACTTTAAGAATTGCTAATAAAAAATCTGGTCTAAGAAGAATCGATCAGTTTAAAATGAAATTTGGAAAAACAGATTTTAAATTGGTTCAATGAATATAGGAGATAAATACTTTCTGGAGCCATTAGAACAACAAATTGTTGAACTTACAGCATTAGCTAGACAGGATAATAAAGAACTAACTGGCGTAAATGGAAAAGGTACTGTCGCCAATGATGATAAACACCTCTACAGGAATATCATCGGATTCGGAGCTGAGTTTATATTTTGTAAGCAAATGAATATCCATCCAGATTTTAGTATTGGAAATACTTCAAAGATACAAGGTACAGATAATTATGATGCTACTTGGAATGGAATCACAATAGATGTTAAAACATCAGAAAAAGATTTGCCTTTAATGACACCAGAATATTCAAGATCTAACGTTGATGGATTTGCATTTTTTCACTGTAATTATCCAATGTATATTTTTAAAGGATTTGCAACTAACCAACAATTATTTAATAAGGAAAATTTAAAAGATGTAAAAGTAAAATCTTATGTATTAGAATTAAAAAATTTGCTTTCTCTTGATGGTTTTTTATTTTTACACAAACTAAACGAACTATGATACTAAATGAATTTGAAGCTATTGGCATATTTCCTAATGGAAATTCTGTGGAACAAAAACTGATTTGTCCGAAATGCTCACACAATAGAAAAAACAAAAAAGATCCATGCCTATCAATAAATACAGAAAAAGGCGTTTATAATTGTCATAATTGTGGATGGAGTGGCAATGTAAAATTTAAAGAACGTAAAGAATACATTAAACCAGCTCAAATAAAAATAGAATTGTCTGAGCGTACTTTATCTTGGTTCCATAAAAGGGGGATATCTGATGCAACTCTTTCGCATTGGAAAGTTGGAGAATCTAATGAATTTTTTCCTCAAGTTCAGAAAAAAAGAAAGGCAATAAATTTTAACTATTTTCGAGAAGGCGTTTTAATAAACTGTAAGTATCGAGATGCTGAAAAGAATTTTAAAATGGTTTCTGGTGCTGAACTCATATTTTATGGGTTGGATAACATTGGCACTATGGACACTATCTACATTGTAGAGGGTGAGATGGATGCTTTATCGCTTCATGAAGCAGGAATTTATTCAGTATGTTCTGTGCCAAATGGAGCTTCAAAGGGAAATCAAAAATTAGAATATTTAGACAACTGTTGGGAATATTTTAAAGATAAAAAAGAAATAATACTTTGCACAGATAATGATCAACCAGGATTAGCTCTTAGAAATGAACTCGCTAGAAGATTCGGACAATATAGATGTAAGTATGTCGAATTTGGCGATTTTAAAGATGCTAATGAGGTTTTAGTTGAAAAAGGTGCTGAGGTATTACGGAATTATTTAAAGAGCGCAAAACACTTTCCTTTAGAGGGGGTAGTTAGTGTTCATGATATTTGGAATGATGTTTTAAATTATAATCAAAATGGAATCAAAAATTATTCTATTGGCTTGGGCGATAGCGACCATTATTTTAAAATTGATTTTGAAGGGAGCTGGACTGTTGTTACAGGCATACCTAATTCTGGTAAATCAGATGTAGTAGATCAAATAGCTTGTAATATGGCTGTTAAATATGGTCATAGAACTGCTTTTTTTGCCCCTGAGTCATTTCCTTATGAGGGACATATTAAACGTTTAGCAAATAAGCTAAATGAACGTAATTGTACAAATGATGATTTAAACAACACAAAAGCATTTATAGAGGAGCATTTTTATTTTGTTAAAATAGATCTTGATAATTTAACTCTTGATGGAATATTAGATGCTTTTCGAGATTTAGTTTTTCAAAAGGGTATTAATTTACTTGTTATTGATCCATGGAATATGCTTGATCATTCAGCACAACGTGATCATAGTTATGTAGGAGTTATGCTTTCTAAAATAACACAATTCTGTCAACAAACAAAAACACATTTATTTCTTGTGGCGCATCCTAGAAAAATGGCTTTAAAAGAGGATGGGGGGTATCAAATACCAACTCCTTATGATATTTCTGGATCAAGTGATTTTTTTAATAAGGCATTTAATTGTGTTACTGTTTATAGATCTCTTGGTGAACTTACAATGTTTAAATCTGATGCAGTTCAAATGCATATTCAGAAAGTAAAACGAAAAGAAAATGGACAACAAGGTTTATTTACTATAGCTCCAGATTTTAAGGATGGGGGGATATATAAATCAATAAATGAAAAAAAACAACGATTTACAGTAGTTAACGATCAAATACCTTTCTAATGCCTAAAAAAGAAAAATACATAAAACCATCAGTATACACACAAGATGAGCATTATAAAGCATTCAAGTGGTGTGATGAACATGACATTAAGATTTATCCTAAGCCAAGAGGAAGTCAATTTATTTTAGTTTATGTTATAGATGGAGTTGCCAAAACAAGTAGCAAACTTCATGATCCAAAAGATTATCAACAAGCGATCTGGGATTTTTACCTATTTTTGTACAATAAATTTAATAATGATACAAATTGACTTTTTCCCAGTTTATGGCGTAATGATTGGAGTCAATTATTCTAATGAAGATATTGAACAAATAGAAATTATTGCAGATGATAAAAGACATACACTACAATTTTTTTTATTTATTTTAGGTTTAAATATTCATTGGTACACAATAAGATAAAAATGGCATACGATACTAAAGAATTAGAAAAAAAAGCACTCATAGCAATAGAAGAACATAAATTAATGTTTATGGAGCATATTGTGGCATTTTTGCCATGTTCAAAAGAAACTTTTTATAACCATAAATTACATGAATCTGACTCCATTAAAAAAGCAGTAGAGGAAATGAGAGTTTCTAAGAAAACTAAAATGCTATCAAACTGGATTAATTCAGATGTTCCATCATTGCAAATTGCAGCGATGAAAATGATATCAGAAGAGCATGAAGCACATCGACTAAATGGCACTAAGCAGGAAATTAAACATGATGGCGGAATCAAGTCAACGCTGATTAGATGGAAGCAGCCAGAGGAGAAAAAATAATAGATGAAATATGTAACAAACAATTCTGGGATCTTATAGATTCAGATAAACGTTACAAAGTTCACCAGGGGGGGGCTAGAAGTGGTAAAACTTATGCCATTTGCCAATATATCTGTTATTTACTTGTTAATTCAGAACAAAAACTCACAATAGATATTGTTAGAAAAACGCTACCAGCTCTGAAGAGTTCTGTAATGAGAGATATGATTTATTTGCTTGATAAATATGATATCTACTGGAAAGGAATACATAACAAAGCAGAAAACACTTTTGAATACAATGGTCATTTAATTTCTTTTATTTCCGTTGATCAGCCGCAAAAGCTCAGAGGAAGGCGCAGAAATATTGCATTTTTAAATGAGGCGAATGAACTTGATCTTGAAGATTTGCGCCAAATTGCAATGCGCTGTTCTGATCCTGGAACAATTATAATGGATTTTAACCCATCAGATCCTGTTCACTGGATTTATGATGAAATAATTCCAAGAGAAGATTGTGATACTTGGATAACAACTTATAAGGATAACCTCTACCTTGATGAAGAAATAAAAATAGAAATAGAACGCCTCAGAGAAAGAGATCCAGATTACTTTAATGTTTTTGGGCTTGGACAAAGAGCGCATTTCTCAGCACGCCAGATATTCAGTAACTGGAAGTTTATCCCATTTGAAGAGTTCCCAGAATTTGATAAAGATAGTGAAGGAGTCATAGGACTTGATTTTGGTTTTACAAATGATCCAACAGCTGCAACACTTATTTTTAGAAAATCAGATAAAATATATTTGCATGAAATATTTTATACCACTGGTCTTACAAATAGCGACATTGTTGATAAACTCAGGGGGGGTGGGTATGATCAAACCCTTATTTTCTACGATGCTGCTGAACCAAAATCTGGAGAGGAAATGAAACGAGCTGGACTTAGAGTGAAACCAGCTGTAAAAGGAACTGGATCAATTAATGCAGGAATCTCACTTTTAAGAGAATACGATATAATCGTTAGTAAAGAATCAAAAAACATTTTTAAAGAATATAACAATTACTATTGGGAGCAACTCAAAGATGGAACTATAATAAACAAGCCGATTGACAAGTTTAATCACGCTATGGACTCCATTCGTTATGGCGTTTATTCGCAATACAGTAAGCACAATGATTTCTTTGTAATATAATTACTAAATTTGTAAAATTAAAAATATTTAACTTGGATGGCTAGTTTACTCGACAGATTCAAAAACTTTGTATCTAAAAATGCTCAAAAAACTCATCTTGATTTCAATCGTGCAATTTATAATTATCTTGGCGATACTTTAGTTTGGAATCCAGACAATGATGATACTTACATCGATAAAGGTTACAGATATAATGCGACCATATATTCAATTATAAACCTAATAACAAAATCAGCGACAAACGTTCCTTTCCAGGTTTATGAAGTTCAAAAAGACAATGATTTAAAACGTTATAAAGCACTCACTTCTGGAGATTTTAATTCAAACACAATAATGCAAGCAAAAATGCTTCAAAAAAAAGCGCTTGTAGAATTACATGATACAGATCTTCACGAACTTTTAGAAAGACCGAATCCATCACAATCTTATAATTCTTGGATCCAGGAAATTGTAGCTTTCGGAAAACTTACTGGAAACAGATACATTTATGGTATTGCGCCAAATACAGGATTAGGAGCTGGTAAATTTCAAGAGCTTTATGTATTGCCATCACAAAAAGTAGAAATCAATTCTGGTGGCATAATGGAACCAGTAAAGGAGTATTCATTACAATACAATGGAACTATAAAAATACCAGCTGAATTTATTTGTCATATTAAAGATCAAAATTTGTATTATGATGGCACAGGATCACATCTTTATGGAATGTCGCCACTTAAAGCTGGATTAAGAGTGATGGATGCAAATAATCAAGCTCTAACTACTGGAGTTAAATATTTGCAAAATCAAACAGCCAGGGGGGTACTTATGTCTGAAGATGGCGATATTAATGAAGTACAAGCTAGAGCGCTTAAAGAAAAATTTAGACAGCAATATCAAGGAAGCGACAATGCTGGAGATGTAATTATCACACCAAAGAAATTATCTTGGATTAATTTTGGATTAAACGCTTCAGATTTATCACTCATTGAACAATACAATGCAACAATTAAGGATCTTTGTAATATCTACAATGTTCCAGTACAGCTTTTAAATAATACTGATTCGACTACTTACAATAATATGAAAGAAGCGAAAAAAGCATTGTATCAAAACGCTGTTATACCAGAGTTAAATAAAATTAGAGATGAACTCAATAGATGGCTTGCTCCAAAATTTGGAGATAAACTATTCATTGATTTTGATTATACTGTAATACCAGAACTTCAAGAAGAAACAGAAAAGGTTGTATCTCAAATGTCACAAGCGTGGTGGATTACGCCAAATGAAAAGCGTGAAGCTATGAATTATGGTAGAGATGAAGATAACGCTGACTTGGACAAATATTATGTTCCATCTAATTTACTTCCAGTTGGAGATGAACTAATTCCAATACCAGAACCAAAGAGTTTTGAATTGAATTATACTGAATTGTTCAAAACAGCAGTTTTAAATACTACTGACACTTATACAACTATAGAAGAGGCAAAACAAAGAGCTATTGAAATGGGTGGATCTGGATATCATCCACATTTATTCAATGGTTCTACTGTTTTTATGCCATTTGATAGTCATGAAGAATATGAAGCTGCTAAGAACAATCGACTTGAAGAATATTATACTAGTCAAAGACAAGAGCAAGGTTTTAACGAACCTATTGATTACAATTCTATTGAAACTAAAGAAGAAACTTATAAAGATTATCCACAAGGCGCAACAAACAATGCTCGTAGAATGATTGAATGGAGAGAAAAATATGGAGATGATGTAAAAGGCGGAACTTCAGTTGGATGGGGTCGTGCTGCAGATTTAGCAGCTCGTAGACCATTGAGTTTATCTGTAGTAAAGCGTGTTCACAGTTTTTTATCTCGCCATGAAGATAATGCTAAAATAGATCCTAAATATAAAGATGAACCCTGGAAGGATGCTGGATATGTAGCTTATAATCTCTGGGGGGGTGCTGCTATGGTAGCGTGGGCGAAAAGAATATCTGAAAATGAGGGATAATGCCATTACCAAAACCCAGAACAGGAGAAAATGAAAGTGATTTTGTATCACGCTGCATTGTAGATCCAGAGATTATTAGAGAATATGGATCACAACAGCAAAGAGTAGCTGTTTGTTATTCATTATATGAGAACAAGCAACTCAAGCGAGCAAAAGAGAATTGGAGAATTAGTTTTGGTAGTTTACTTAGAAGTGCTGAATCTAAAGAGTTTAATGATGTCAAGAAATATTACCAAGATCAATATTACCAGGCAATAACTGAATTTCTTGTATCTAAAAAAACAACTGGCTTTGATAATCTTTTTAAAACAGCTGATTTTAATAATATCTATTCAAATATCTATGTAAACATAGGATTAAAATTTGCTAAATGGTATTCTACAAATTTTGATAAAGTCATTGAAAAGCAATCTGATGTTTCTGGATATACTGATATTTGGGCAGAACGATTTAATGCTATAGCTCAAAAAAATGCAGTTGAAAAAGTTGTATTAGTTCAGGGGACTGCTAAAGAAACATTAAAGACCATTTTTAGAAAACTTTCTTCAGATCCAGAGTTCATGGTTTTAAATGAAAGAGAAGCTGCTAGAATATTACGACAGAAATTTGCTGGATATTCTAAAAGCCAGGCAGAACGACTTGTTAGAACTGAAGCTACAAACGCTGCTAATTTTGCTACATTACAAAGTGCCACTGATATGTTTGGCGCTGAAAACTTAATGAAAGAATGGATATCATCTGGAGATGGTTTAGAAAGACCAACTCACAGAATAAATCCGCCAAGTGGTCAAATAGTTCCTTTTAATGAAAAGTTTAATGTGGGGGCTACTCTTATGAATCATCCAGGAGATCCAGCAGGAGGAGCTAAAGAAGTAATTAATTGTAGATGCACTGTAGCGCCATTTCCAGTTGAAGAGGCACAAGCTACTGGTATTATAGAGGAGTTTGGTGTAAGAACTCCAGGAGGATCTACTCAGAATATTTTAAGAACGCCAAAGCCAGTTAGAGAAATTGTTGAGGATGTAAAACCTAAGAAGCCACAGTTTTATCCAGAGGAATTAGATCGAATGATTGAAGATGGATTTTTAATTGAGAATACAGAATATTTAAATCTTTTGACTGAGCCAATCACTTTGATTAGAACTAAAACAGGATCCTCACAATTAAATAATACTATAAAAATAGATGTAAATAGATTTAAACCTGGGCAAAAAATGATTAATCGTGTTTTATCTCATGAATTTGGACACGCCATACACGAACAAAGAAAATGGCTATCGTGGGGTAGAAATAAAAGAAATCCTATCATAGATCCTACAGTAAAAAAATATTTTGATAAATGGCAAAAAATGCTTGGTCATGGGCAATCTAGTGCTAGAAAATTAGATGTTTATAGAGAATATGTTCCAGGTAAATTGTATTGGGATTTTGACAGATTAAAAAAAGAATTTCCAAAATTAACACAAAGAGAAATTCAAGAGTTTCATAGTGCAATGTCTGATTTCTTTGGTGCACTTACTAAAAATAGATTAGGTTATGGTCACTCAACTGGTTATTATACTAAGAGAGGTGTTTATGGGCAAGTGGCTGAGGTATTAGCTCACACTTTTGAAAATTATTATTACGAAAACCCAATATTTAAAAAATATTTCCCAGAGATATTTGAGGAAACTAAAGAGCTAATGAGAGAACTTTTAAAACAAACAGATGGAATTTGATAAATTAAGAAACGAATATCTAGAAAGGTACCCAAAAGCAGAGGATCCTTTAAATTTTACATATCAATTTGGTTTTGATTTTGTAACTGATTTTTTAAAAAATGCTAATGGTAGAGAAATAGCATACCAAGATGATCCGTTAGAGGCAGATGATAATGGATCACTCATTTATTTATAATTAATTAAATTTGCAATATGAATACAATTATCTATAAATCAACTCAGATCGGTGAGCTACTAGATGCTGATACCGCTGCTGGAGTTGTAAAAGGTTATGGATCTGTTTTTGGAAACGTTGACTCTGATGGCGACATTATAAACAAGGGGGCGTATAAAAAGACAATCCATGAAAATGGACAAAGAGTGAAATATCTATATCAGCATGATATGGACAAACCATTAGGAAAAATGGTTCACTTAGAAGAGGATGATAAAGGTTTGATATTTGAGGCGCATATTCCTAAAACACAATTAGGAAAAGATGTTATTGAATTGATGAAAGCTGGAGTCATTACAGAAAACTCTGTAGGAATATTACCCATTCAAAAAGAGATGGGGCATGATGGCTACAGACACCTTAATGAAGTTAAACTATTTGAAGTGTCAGCTGTAACTCTTGCTGCTAACGATCAGGCGATGATTATGGATGTAAAAGGAAATATCGATCCAGAGAAAATCGCTAAGCGTTATGATAAAATTGCTCAATTAATCAGAAAGGGAGAAATCTCTGATGATTTGGGATTCGCCTTAGAGGCGGAAATATTAAAGCTAAAGTCAATTTATGTAAATGTCACTCAGCCGACTAATATTGAAGTCACTGAGCCGATCGAGGTAAAAGCAGACAATAGCGAGATTTATAACTATTTGTTTAATGTTCTTAAAAAATAATATGATGAACGAAGAATTGAAAAACCAACTCGATCAAATCGGAAACATTGTTGACCAAAAAATCGAGAAGGCATTTAACCAGGCAAAAGATAACGCCAAGGGAGAATATGAATCATCTCTAAAATCTGAGATCGACAACCTTTCTAAAGATTATCTGTCTAAGAGCGAAGCTCTAAATAAAAGAATGGATGAAATGGAAATGGCTTCTAAGAAAACTCTTTCTGGAGCTTCTACTAAATCATTCAAAGCTGCTATTGATGAAGCGTTAAAAAATGGCGCTATTGAGTCAATGACTAAAGGAATGGCTAATGCTGCTCGTTTCGAAGTTAAAGCTGATATGAGTTTAGGTGCTGATATAACTGGTGTTGTAGCTGCTGAAACTGTTGTAGATTCAATTAAATATGATCCTAGTAGATCTATCCACATCCGTTCATTAATTCCTATTGGATCAACTGATGCTCAAGTAATTAGATTCCCTAAAGAATCAGCTTATTCTGATGGAGCTGCTGCAACTGCTGAAACTTCTGCATTTGGACAAACTGATTTCAATTTAGTTGCTACTTCAGTAAACGTTGAGAAAATCGGTACTTACTTAAGAATCACTGGCGAAATGTTAGATGATGTAAAACAACTTTCATCTTACCTTTCTGCTCGTATCCCTCAAAAAGTATTATCTGTTGAGGATAATGAAATCTTAAATGGAGATGGATCATCACCAAATCTTGATGGTTTATTTACTGATGGTACTGCATTTGCAGCTGGATCTTTTGCTTTAGGCATTGAATCAGCTAATGAGTTTGATGTACTTACTGTAGCTCTAAATCAATTAGCACTTTCTAATTATCAAGCTGATACTATTTTGTTAAACCCAACAGATTTACACAAAATCGTATTATTGAAATCTACTGCTAACGAATATTTGAGAAATCAAATTTTCCAAGGTTTACAACCAGCTATTATGGGTGTGCCAATCGTAGTAAATACTGCTGTTACAGCTGGAAAATTCTTAGTAGGAAATTTACGCCAAGCTACTCAGCTTTGGATTCGTGAGAATCTAGCTGTAGAGTTCTCAAGAGAGGATAGCGATAACTTCCAAAAGAATTTTGTTACTGTGCGTGCAATGGAAAGAGTAGCTTTAACTAACTACCAGCCAAATGCAATCGTGCAAGGTACTTTCTCAACTGCTAAAGCTGCTTTAGAAACTGCATAATCAGTATTTATAGCAAATTAGCATAATGAGAATTATATTTAAAGGGTGTCCTTAATTGGATGCCCTTTTTTATTGTTTAACATTTTTTTTCCTTAAAAATTTGGAATTTCCGAATCTATTTGTAATTTTGATAAAACTAAAACAAACATTATGAATAAAATTATTTCAAAAATCAAACAATCTGTTGAATGGGAAGTTATTTGTGGAATGACTAGACCAAAAATTATTTTATACGCTATTTTATTTGATGTATTAGCGTTTGAATTTATGAACATGGTATTGAATTTATATTTATTTTATAAATACGAATATTAGAAATGAATACTCAGCAAAAGGTAAGGGTTGTTTTAATTTTGGGATTTGCTGCCTGGGGATTTTCTCTGGGCTACAGATTCCAAGCTATTTGGGATGCTTTGATTATGTTTTTATTGTCTTTTATTTTAATACGTTATCAAAATGAATGAAAATATTGATCAAAGAGAAATAGATGTATTTGAATTTTATTTAAAAAGCATCGAGGGAATTACTGGTAAAATGTATCCAGCGGATTATTTGTATCTTAGTGATAGGATCTGGGATATACAAGAAAGGTTACAAGAAATTAAAAAAAGATAATATGAATCATTTAGATTATACTCCACCAGATAATTACGAGGGGGGCTATTGTAAAGTTTGTGATCAGCCAAGCTATGGCGAAGAGTTTTGCAGTTCTACTTGCTTCGAGGCATTTATGCTGTAATTTTTGTTTTTCATTTGTTAAATTACCCTAGATATAATGTCTGGGGTTTTTTTTGTAATTTTGATTTCGTGGACAGTAACCAGAAAGGTTGTCTGGCGGAGTATTTATTCGCCACAGAGTGCATGAAAAGAAATTACCAGGTGTCCATGCCTCTTATAGATTCATCCATATACGACTGTATAGTGGATACAGGTGATCGACTCCTAAAAATTCAAATAAAATCATCTTCCAAAACACCAGAAAATGAATATATAAAAAACGTTCAAATACCTTTACAAAACAATAAATGCACTTATGAAAAAACAAAAGTTGACTTCTTTGCTGTCTGGAGTGATTTTTTTAATGGTTGGTTTATTTTTAAAAACAATGGAAATATGCAGTCAATAAGAGTTTCAATTACAGGCAGACATAAAAAATATTTCAATAACTTTGCATTTGAATAATATTTTATTCATAGTTTGTTTGGTATAGTTTGACTGAAAGAGCGCTACAATTACTGTGGCGCTTTTTTTTTATCTTTGCTATAAATTATTTCATTATGAAAGTTACAATAATTAAAGATGTTTATTCTTCAAATGGATGGCGTAAAGAAGGTGATGTTTTAGATTTGGATCCTAAAATTGCTAATCATTATTTGCAAAAAGGTATTGCTGTAGAGTACAAAGAAGAAAAAGCAATTAAAGAAACTAAAGAAGAAAAATCAATAAAAAAAAGAGTAACTAAAAAAGCTAAATAATGCCACAAGTTAAAATCATATCGACAACTGGTAGCGAGATAGTTACAGTGTCTGATGCTAAAAATTATATAAGAGTTGACACTAGTGATGATGATGCTCTTTTAACTAATATGATCGAACAAGCTAGAATCTGGTGTGAAAATTATATTGGCAAAGATATAGTGGCAAAAACAAGACAATATTATTTAGAGAAAACAAATGGCAGATTTGAAATACCATTTGCGCCAATTTCTGCTATTAGTGGAGTAACTGCTGAAGGATCAAGCGTTGACTATAATACTTATGGACTACATGATAATGTTATTGATTTAAATGATGCAATAGCAAAAGATGTTATTGTTAGCTATACTACAGCTGGATTAGATGATGCATTATTACAACAGGCAATTTTACAACTTGTTTCTACTTACTATGATAATAGAGCTGATTTCATTGTAATGCAGGGAGTATCATTTGTTGAGGTTCCAGCAAATGTAAAACATATTTTAGCGCCTTATAAAAATTTATTCATTTAATGGATGCAGGAAAATTAGATACTAGAGTAGAGTTGAAAGAACTCACTAAAACATCTGATGGTTATGGCGGATTTACTTCTACTGAAACTACAGTTGCTACTGTTTGGGCGTATGTCAGAGAAGTAAAAGGAGATATTCAAACAGATACTTATACTAGAGGTCGTTATTTGAACGTTGAAATTGTAATGCGAGAAAAAACTGTAGATGACAACAATATCGATGAAGGTACAATATTAAAAATTCAAAATAAAACTGGAGATTATAGAATCACTGGGATTTATGAGGGTTTTAAAGGCAAATTCGTTAAAATTTCAGCTACTAAAAGAGATTGATCATGGAATTAGATAAAAAAGATTTCGAGCGATTGCAATTAAAATTAGCTAAATTAAAAGGTATAAATAAAACTATTTTAGCTTCTGAAATAGGAAAAGGCGCTTTAGATATTTCCAGAGATATGAAAAAAGTAGCGCCATATGAAACAGGAAACCTTAGAAAAAACATAAAAGCTGTAGTTAATGACAAAGTAGCTGAAATAAGATCTGATGCTCCTTACTCTGGTCATGTAGAATTTGGAAAAGGAAATCCTAAAAAACAAGGCACTATTATTCCATATTTTTATCCTACTGTAAATAAAGGAATTGCAAAAATGATTATTAGTATAGAAGCTAGAATAAAAAAATTACTTAAATGAACGAGGCAATACATTTTATTAGAAGAGCAATTATAACACGCCTAACAAGTGCAATAACTGTAAGTGGATCTGTAGTGCCTGTTTATAACAAAGTTCCTTATAATGCCTCTGAGCCATTTATTAGAGTGTATTCTGTAGATACTAATGAAATAGATCAAAATGGATCTAGTTATACTTTTAATTGTTCTACAAGAGTTGAGGTTGTCACTTCTTATATTGGAGATGATGGAGGGCAATTATTATGTAATCAAATAGCATCTGAAGCTCTAGCACTCCTTAGAACGAGAAGCGGATCATATTTTGATTTAAGTGCTGATGGATTCAATGTTTATACTTGCACTTTAGATAGTACAAGATACATGGAGGAAACAGAATTAGATAAAACTTATTTTAGAGCTATTATGACAATAGAAAACAGAATAGAACAAACATCATAAAATGATTAAAGATGAGATTTATCAGCAAACATATAACTTGGGAGGAAGCGACAAAAAGCGCAACAGCAGAAAAAAAAGAAATTGCCAATGTGCCAAGCGAGGTAGAAATTGTGGCAATGAAAAAACTTGCAAAAGAAATATTTGAGCCATTAAGAGAATGGGCTGGTGAACCAATACGAGTAAATAGTTTTTATCGTAGTGCTGAACTTTGTGAAGCTATAGGATCTAAAGCAACAAGTCAGCATACTAAAGGTCAAGCTATAGATATTGATGCTATGGGTGAAAAAACTAATGCTGATTTATTTAACTACATAAAAAATAATTTAAATTTTGATCAACTAATCTGGGAATACGGAGATGATGAAAATCCAGATTGGGTTCATATTTCTTATGTAGGTGTTAATGGCAATAGAAATAGAATTTTAAAAGCAGTAAAAAAAGGTAAAAAAACTATATACGAGATATATGCTTAAATTCTTAATGTCACTTTTAGGTAAGGGTAGTGAAAAATCACCAATAGGGGGGTTAGCTTGGGAAATCCGAGAAGCTATAAAAGGCAAAGAACTGGATCCTAAAACGATTATAGAACTACAAGCTGAAATAAATAAAATTGAAGCACAGCATAGAAGTTTATTTGTTTCTGGATGGCGACCTTTTATTGGTTGGATTTGTGGGTTTGCTTTTGCATTCCATTATATTATTATGCCATTATTACAATCTTATACTGATATTGAAATAGTAGAGTTTGACACCAATAGTTTGTTTACAGTTCTTATGGGAATGCTTGGTTTAGGTGGATTAAGAACATACGAGAAATTAAAAGATAAAACTAAATAATGGCAAAGAAACAAGCAGCAATAACGTATCGTAAAAAACCTAAAACACGCAGACCAGGTGTTCATACTAAAAATGCTTCTAAAGGTCAAAATGGTTATAAAAAGAAATACAGAGGTCAAGGTAAAAAGAGATAAAAATGGCAACAAGAGATTTATATTCAGCAAATAATTTTCATAGAATGAGTTTCGGAGATTTTGGATTTCGTATCTTAAATCATTCAGATGTAAATTTATCTACTCCTTCTGGTGAATATTTTTGTATGATTGAATGTATTGTTTCTGCAACTATTTCTTTAACTAATGATACTCCAGCTGGTGATTCTGGATTAACGGATTATGATTTACTTGATGGGCAAATTATTTATGGCAATTTTACAGACATATCAATAAGTAAAGGTCATATTATTTGCTATTTGCGCCACGTTCCACAATGATAGGTGCTGTACGTTCAATAAAACAACAAGCTGGGCGCTTTCGTAAATATATAATCAAGAAAGCAAGAGAATTATTTTGGCATAAAAAAAACGATGACTTTGAAGATGCAGACCAAAACTGGGAAAGTTAAAATTCACTAAATTTGTAAAAAATAAATTATGGGCAGTTCACTTACTGGAAATAAGATAAAAGATACTTATAAATCGCTGATAAAAGTAAGCGATTCTGGGGAAGCTGGAACAAGCGCAAAACAGCTATCTGATGGTAACGGAAATGATTTAGGTCTTTACGTTGATACTGATGGGGTTTTTGGTATTGGCGCACCAGCAAGTTTTACTTTAGATATTAGTTCGGCAACTGATGGAGTTGCACTTCCAGTAGGTACTACTGCAAATCGACCAACTGGTTCTGCTGGAATCATTCGTTATAATTCTACTCTTGGCAAATTAGAATATTATGATACTACATTTAAACAGATTGCTTCTGAAAATTATGTATCTACAGCTATTAATAATTTAATTGATTCAGCACCAAATACGCTGGATACTTTAAATGAAATTGCAGCTGCATTGAACGATGACCCTGATTTTTATAATACAATTACAACCTTAATAAACGGAAAAGAAGCTACAATAACAGGGGCAGCGACTACAATTACAAGTTCTGATTTAACAGCTGATAAAGCAGTTGTATCTAATGCTTCTGGTAAAATAGCTGTAAGCGTTGTAACCTCAACAGAATTAGGTCATTTAAGTGGAGTTAGTTCTGCAATACAAACTCAAATAGATGGCAAACAAGATACATTAACCGCTGGAAATGGTATTGATATAACAAATAATATTATTTCAACTGATTTAACTAACCTTGTAGATACAGGGGCAATTCAAGCTGATGCGGTTACAGCTGTTAAAATGGCACAATTTGATGATAATTTAAGTGCTGCAACAGCTGGTGATATTTTAGTTTCAAATGGTACTGATTTTGATAATGTAACAGTTTCTGGTGATATTACTATAAATTCATCTGGGGTTACTTCAATCGGTTCAGATAAAATAGATGAAGATAATTTAAAGGTTACTAATGCGCCTACTGATGGTTATGTGCTTACATACGATTCAGCAACTTCTGGATTTACTTGGGAAGAAAAATTTGATGGAGATATTACAGGAATAGTAGCTGGTGCTGGTTTAACTGGCGATGCTACATCTGGTGAGGCAACTTTAGCTGTCGGTGCTGGAACTGGTATTACAGTAAATGCTAATGATGTTCAAATTTCCGATGGGGGGGTTGATACTTTACAGCTTGCTGATGATTCAGTTACTTCTGCAAAAATTGAAGATAATATACAACTTGCTGGAACGGAAAGCGTAGGAATACCAGCTGGAACTACAGCACAAAGACCAGTTTCGCCTACTGCTGGAATGTTTAGATATAATACTACAGATGGGCAGTTTGAAGGTTATACAACCGAATGGGGCGCAATAGCTGGAAGCGGTGGAGGTGCTGGAACATTAACTATTGAACAGCAAACCTTTAATGGAGATGGAAGTACAGTAGCTTTCACGCTTTCATTAACTTGTACAAGTGAAAATAACTTACAAGTATTTATTGATGGGGTTTATCAGTCAAAAGATAATTTCTCTGTAAGTGGCACTACTTTAACTTTTACAACAGCGCCAAGTACAGGTACAGCTAATATTGAAGTTATACATATTACTTCTTTTTCTGGTTCTATACAATTAGATTCTTTTACAGGTGATGGTACAGATACTACTTTTGATTTAACTACTTCGATAAATAATGAAAACAATACTCAAGTATTTATAGATGGGGTTTATCAATTTAAAAGCAATTATTCAACAAGTGGCACTACAATAACATTTTCTACAGCACCTCCTAATGGTAGTGCAATAGAAGTGCTTCATTTATTACCAGCTGGTGATTATTCTATAAGTGCTATTGATAGCGGTGATGATGCAATTATAAGATTAAGTAGTACAGCTGGAACTACTGATGATGTAAAATTAGTAGCTGGTGAATCTTTAACTGTTACACCTTCTGGTGATAATATAACTTTAGCTGTATCTGATGAATATACAACTTCAAGTGCTTTAACAGCAGGTTCGAGTATAGATGTAGATTTTACAGCCGCACAAATATTTACTTTAACTCCAAATCAAAACACGACATTAAACATAACTAATCCAAAAGTTGGAATTACAAAGGTAATCATTGTAACTGGTGCGGGTGGTTCTTATACATTAGCATTTACAGTTGGCGGTTCAAGTGGAACATTCAACAAAATTGCGGGTGATTACGACGATACAAGTTCAACAAAGAATTTTATTCAAATAATTTGTGTTTCTGCAACTGAATTTTGGTATTCAATTTCACAAATCGCTTAATATGTTTGGACAAAGTTTATTATTTGGTGGTATTGCAGCAGCGGGTGGTGATTTAGTTTCTTATCTTGTTGTTGCAGGTGGTGGTTCTGGGGGTGCTAATGTTGGATACAATGGATATGAAACTGGTGGCGGTGGTGCTGGTGGATATAGAAATTCTTATTCAACGGAATCTTCAGGTGGTAATTCATCAACTGAAACACAAGCGTCATTTGTAAGTGGAACAACATATACTATATCCGTTGGTGGTGGTGGAAATAACAACAAAGGAACTGATTCATACATTTCAGCTTCAGGATTTACCGAAATAAGAAGTACTGGTGGAGGTATTGGAGGCGGTGGTGGAAATTATCCAAGTGCTGCCGGTGGAAATGGTGGTTCAGGAGGTGGTGGAGGAAGCAATGCAAGTGGTAATCCACAACCAGGCGGAAATCCTACTGCGAATCAAGGTTTTGTAGGTGGTAATGGAAGCGGTGCATTTAATAATACTGGATATGCAGCCGGCGGAGGTGGTGCCGGTGCCGCCGCTGCTAATGTAACAGGCGCTAATGGTACTGCCGGAGGAAATGGATTAGCATCTTCAATTACTGGTTCTTCAGTCACACGAGGAGGCGGTGGTGGTTCTTTTGCTGCTGCCGGTGGTACTGGTGGCGGTGCTAATTGGGGTAGTAATGGAACTGCAAATACTGGCGGAGGAGGCGGTGGTGCGCAAGGGATTGCAAGTCAAGTTGGTGGTCTTGGTGGAAGTGGTATTGTTATTTTAAGAATGGCAACTGCGGTTTATTCAGGCACGACAACCGGAAGCCCAACTGTTACAACTGACGGAAGTGACACAATTTTAATTTTTAACGGAAGCGGTTCATATACTCATTAATATGGCGCATTTTGCAAAACTTAACGAAAATAATATTGTGACGGAAGTGCTTGTTGT